TCAAAGGACATCGTGTCCTTTGGCTGTGGCGATTACACACCTCACCACGACAACATCAAATACTATCGTTGCAAGGACGAAGTATCGATGCTCAAGGCATTCATTGCCTATTGGGAATCGAATCTGCCTGATGTGGTGACCGGCTGGAACATTCAGACATTCGACATACCATACCTTGTCAATCGTATCTGCAAGCTAATGAGTGAGGACGAAGCTAAGAAGCTTTCGGCTTGGGGCATTCGTGAACGCAAGGTCAAGACGAATTTCGGTGGGGAAGAGGAGGAGATTTTCGAGTTAGATGGCGTAGCTGTCCTCGACTACCTAGACCTGTATAAGAAGTTCGGCAAGAAACGTGAGAACAACAAGCTTGACCTCATCGCCAGCATTGAACTAGGCGAGAAGAAGATGGCGTATGACGAATACGATAACCTCTTTCACCTCTACAAAGAAAACTACCAGAAGTTCATGGAGTACAACGTCAAGGACGTTTGGCTAGTCTACAGGCTGGAGAAGAAACTACGCCTGATCGAACTGGCCATCACGATGGCGTACGATGCGAAGATCAACTATCGTGAGGTGTTTTCGCCGATCAAGTTCTGGGACATCCTGATCTACAACCATCTGCTGAAAAACAAGATCGTTGTACCTCAACAAGAAGGCTCATTCAAGCGAGAACAATATCGTGGCGCGTTGGTCAAAGAATCGCTGAAGGGACTTCACAAGTGGGTAGTGGCATTCGATGCCACTTCCCTGTATCCGTCGTTCTATCTGCAATACAACATTTCGCCCGAAACACTAACCGATCCTTCGCTAGACAAGAAGGACGTTACGTTGGATCAACTGGTCAACAAGGACCTTGATCTGGCATATCTACAGGAAGCTGATTTGGCGATGGCGGCAAATGGTGTGCATTTCCGCCGTGATCGTATCGGCCATTTCCCAGTTCTAGTAAGGAGATTCTTCAATGATAGACAGAAGTACAAGAAGCTCATGCTTGAGGCAAAGGCTAGGTTCAAAGAGACTGGGTCAGAAGAGGACAAAGAGGCAATGTCCCGATACGATGTATACCAGATGGCACGAAAAATCTCTCTCAACTCACTCTATGGTGCGGCTGGATCGCCGCACTTTAGGTTCTTTTCCATACGTTCTGCTGAGGCGATTACTGTCTCAGGACAAATGATGTTCAAGAAGGTCGAAAAGGAAATGAATGCCTACATGAACAAACTCATGGGCAATACAGTTCCCAAAGACTATGTGGTTCACGGCGACACAGATTCCATCTATGTGACTCTAGATGATCTAGTGCAGAAGGTGTTTCCTGAACGTGTTGACCCTTGGAAGATTGTGGCATTCATCGACAAGGTATGCAAGGAGAAGCTATCGAAGGTGCTTGATGCGGCATGTCAGGATCAAGCCGACTACACCAACGCATTCACTAACGCCGTCAGTTTCAAGCGTGAGAAGATTTCAGACTCTGGAATCTGGACAGGCAAGAAACGTTACATCCTGCGCGTGTATGATAGTGAAGGTGTGAAGTTCGATCCACCAGAAGTGGACGTTACGGGTCTTGAGGTTGTGCGATCATCTACACCCCAAGCGGTTCGTGATATGCTGAAATCGTCTATCAGGGTTATTCTGAACGATAGCGAGGTTGATTTGTGGGCCGACGTTGCGGCAAAGCGCGAGGCATTCTTTAAGCTGCCGCCAGAAGATATTGCATTCCCGCGTGGTGCAAATGGACTAGCAGAGTATGGCGATGTAGGATCGATATACAAGAAGGGCACACCGATGCAGGTGCGTGCTGCATTACTGTATAACGACCTCATCAAGCGTGGCAAATTGGATAAGAAGTATCGGACAATCAATGAGGGTGACAGTATCAAGTTCATCTATCTCAAGGAGCCTAATCCGCTGCGCGAGAACACGATTGCCTTTCAGAACGGTCTGCCAAAGGAATTTGGCTTGATGCAATATGTGGACTATGAAACGATGTTTTCCAAAACCTATCTGGAGCCGCTAACGGCTATTCTAAGCGTGCTGAAATGGAGCCCAGAGAAGGTGCATACGGTTGACGCATTGTTTCAATAGTGCTATACTAGATAAACTCACAGTTTAGGTTGTACGATAAAGGAGAAACATTGATGGCAAAGAAAAACGTATCAGCGTTGATGGCAAAATTGAAGGAGCATTCGACGCTTGAACACACCTCTACACTTTCAGAATCAGTCATCTTTACTGAACGTGATATGGTGCCAACGCACATTCCAATGCTGAACGTAGCATTGAGTGGAACCCTTGGTGGTGGCTTCACGCCCGGGCTGACAGCTTTGGCTGGACCCTCTAAGAATTTCAAAACTGGCTTTGCTTTGATCTTTGTCAAGGCATATCTGACCAAGTATCCTGATGCGGTGTGTCTGTACTACGATTCAGAATTCGGCACGCCTAGGGCATACTGGAACAGTTTTGGCATAGACATGGAGCGTGTAGTCCATTCACCAGTCACGAATGTCGAGCAATTGAAATTCGACATTATGACGCAGCTAGAGACAGTTGATCGTGACGAGCACCTCATCATCGTGGTTGACTCTATCGGCAATCTCGCATCGAAGAAGGAAGTAGAAGATGCGCTAGAAGGCAAGTCAGTCGCAGACATGACTCGCGCAAAGCAATTGAAGTCCTTGTTCAGAATGGTCACGCCGCATCTAATGTTGAAAAACATTCCGATGTTCATCGTGAATCATACATACATGGAAATCGGGCTGTTCCCGAAAGCCATCATGGGTGGTGGTACTGGTCCGATGTATTCGTCAGACACCGTGTGGATTCTTGGTCGTCAGCAAGACAAGGAAGGCACAGAGGTTGTTGGCTACAAGTTTGTCATCAACGTCGAGAAGTCCCGCTTCGTTAAGGAGAAAAGCAAGATTCTGATTGAGGTCGGATTCGATGATGGCATTTCGCCATACTCAGGATTGCTTGATGCAGCTATTGAAGGCGGATGGGTCATCAAGCCTAAGAATGCCTGGTTTCAGCGAGTGAATAAAGAGTCTGGTGAAATGATCGGCAAGATGTATCGTGAAGATGAAACGAATTCTACGGAGTTCTGGACACCAGTGTTGCAGGATCCCAAGTTCCACAAATGGATTGAGGACAAGTATCGTCTTTCAAATCATTCGATGACACCAAGCGTTTCGGAAGAAGTGGAGGAGGTTGAATAATGGAAATCGGGCAAGCAGCATATCGATTCACACCAATCACTATGGGTGGTGTGACCAAGGATCTTTGGGCTGTTGAAATAACAGAAGGCAAATTCAAGGGCTTCAAGTTCCAGTATTCAAGCTGGGTCATCAAACCCGATCCAGCTAAGCCAGAGAAGCGTAGGTTGAGTTTCAACTATGACATCATAGACTGTCCAGCAGACATGGATGGCACTAAGAAGAATCTGGAACTAATGAGTCTGCTAGGCAATGTGCTGCTGAACATCCTAGTAGAAGTAGCACGAATTCCTGCGCCTGGTTCTGAACAGGCTAAACAAGAAACAACGTCCGAATCGGATGCAAACGTGGAGTAAAGATGTCAGAAGAAAGGATCGAGCGGTTAATCCTTCGTGGGTTAGCTACTAATGAATCGTTCGCACGCAAGGTTAGTCCTTTCTTGCGTGCAACCTATTTCGAGAATCCGGCTGAGGAGATTGTCTACCACAAGATTGCAGGACTGTTTGAAAAGTATAACACGATACCATCGAAGGAAGCATTGCTGGTTGGTGTAGGTGCAGACAAGCATATTCCTGAGCAGTTGTTTCCTGTTGTCAAGGACATCATCAATGAACTAGAGCCAATGCCTCTTGTCAATGAGGAGTGGCTTACTGACAGCACAGAGAAGTTTGTAAAGGATCGGTCAGTCTATCTGGCGATCATGCAGGCAATTGATATTCTGGATGGCAAGGACAAGAAGCATACCAAGGATGCGCTGCCACATCTACTAACTGAGGCGTTGTCTGTTGGATTCGACAATGATGTAGGACACGATTACTTCGGGGACATCGGTAAGCGATACGAGTTTTACCATGAAGTGCATTCACGAATCCCATTCAAGTTAAAGCTGCTGAATGAGGTGACAAAGGGTGGCGTTCCCAAGAAAACATTAAACATCATTATGGCTGGTACGAATGTGGGTAAATCCATGTTCATGTGCGACTGGGCTGCGCATTGTGTTATGATCGGCTACAACGTTCTATACGTCACGGCAGAAATGGCGGAAGAACGTATCGCAGAACGCCTAGATGCAAACTTGCTCGGGGTCACATTAGATGACCTGATGGACATGGGCAAGGATATGTTTGAGTCCCGCCTTGGCAAGCTGCACGAAAAGACCAAGGGTCGTCTGATCGTAAAGGAATATGCGACAGCCACAGCGCACGTTGGACACATTCATGCGCTGCTGAATGAATTGCGTATCAAGAAGGACTTTGTACCCGACATTATTTTCGTTGACTATCTGAACATCTTTTGCTCGCAACGGTTCAAGACGGGCACAGACAGTTACACCTACATCAAGGCGATTGCTGAGGAACTTCGTGGATTGGCAGTAGTACATAATGTGCCAATCGTATCTGCAACACAGGTCAATCGTGGTGGGTATTCTAATACCGACATGGATCTGGATGACACATCAGAATCATGGGGTCTGCCTTCGACAGCGGACTTCTTCATTGCGCTAATCAGCTCTGAGGAATTGATTAAGCTGAATCAGCAAATGGTGAAACAGTTGAAGTCACGATACGGCAATCCGAATAAGAAAAAGCGATTCGTGGTTGGCGTCGATCCAGACAAGCAAAGGTACTACGATGTGGAAGAAAAGGCGCAGCTAGTCGGGCAGAGTGCAGTCTTGATAGCAGAAGCTGGCAAGTCCGCAGAGGCTGTGCAAACAGAATTTTTCAAGAAGCCCGAACGTAAGGATTGGAAAAAGGGTGGCAAGGGACTTCAGGGTCTGAAGGTGTGATATGTACCTTCAGCGAGAGATTGAGGACGCGTTGTGGGGAGCATTCCCGATGTTGTCCGAAACGCTTGATCCATCCAAACAGGTTGCTATACTGACTCCAGTACTAGCGCAGTTTGGCGCCAACATCAGGCTAGCAAGGGCATCTTCGTATCGTTGGATACTGAAAGGCTTTTATGATCCGAATAGGGACGACATTTGTATCTACCTTGCCCGCGGAGCAAACCGCGCTCATCCTAGTTTTCTGTTTGAACTTAATTGTACGGTACAGCACGAACTGATCCACAAGTGGCAGTGGCTACGCAGAGACATCGGAGTACACGCGCCACGAAAGCATTTGCCACGTGACCAATACCTAGCATGTTATGACGAAATCGAAACACAGGCGCATGACTTGGCGATGGAAATAAAGTATTACTACCCGGGTATGACTCCGACGCTGGTTTTGCATAAATACTTCAGTGGCAAAGAGGTTCATTTGCCAACGTTGAATAGTTACATGTGGGCATTTGATTCAGACGTTGCCCATCCTGCAATGCGACGTTTATTTAGGAAGTTGTTTCTGTGGCTACCAAAGGTAGAAATTCAACGACCTGTAACGTTC